TTATTCCAGAACAATGGTCTATGCCTCCATACATTGATGATTTTGGTAATTCCTTAGTAGAAGAAGCTCTTATTGCTTTAGACCTGAAATTTGCAGAATGGAAGAGAGATCTTGAACCAGCTACATACCAACTCCGGATATCACAACGTCCTAGGAATATTGCTGAAGCCTTTGCTCATAGAAAGCTATCTAAGTTTCCTCAACATCTGGTAGCTGCTCAGATGCAAAGGATTGAAGATAAAATGTATGGACAAGAATTTATAGAACTTTATAAGGATGCAGAAGGAAAACTTAAAAATAGACCAAGTAATAAGATTCCAATAAATGAATTTCCTATAACTAAAAGTACCGTAGATAAAGAAGGGGTAGTACAAGTATGGGAAAGACCTATTGAGAATCCAGAATTTGGATCCTATTATGCTTCTATTGACCCTGTATCTGAAGGAAAGAGTACAACCTCAGAATCTCTCTGTTCTATCTATATAATGAAAGCTGCAGTACAGGTTACTAGAATTAAAGAGAAAGAAGTTGAGAATTTTATAGAAAGAGATAAAATCGTAGCATGTTGGACCGGTAGGTTTGATGATCTTAATAAAACTCATGATAGATTGTGCATGATCATAGAATGGTATAATGCTCGTACTATAGTCGAGAACAATATCTCTTTGTTTATTCAATATATGATTGCAGAACGTAAACAGAAATATTTAGTTCCTAAAAATCAGATTGTCTTCCTTAAGGATTTAGGAGCTAATAAAAACGTGTTCCAAGAGTATGGTTGGAAGAATACAGGTAGATTATTTAAGGATCACCTTTTAAACTATGGTATAGAATATCTATCTGAAGTGCTTGATACTGTTACTAAAGAAGATGGAACTATTGTAAAGACTCATTATGGAATAGAAAGAATCCCGGATATGATGATCATGAAAGAGATGCAAGCTTATCAAGAAGGTGTTAACGTAGATAGATTAGTATCTTTCTGTGCCCTTGTAGCTTTTGCTACTATGCAACAATCTAACCTTGGGCTTAAAAAGAGAGTAGAAGAACCAAACAAAAAATTGCATAAGTCAGAAGATTTTAGTAAATTATCATACAACCCATTCCGTTATATGGGTACTAATAGAAAAAAAACAGGAATGAGTGTACCCAGGAATCCTTATAAAAATTTGAAATAATGGAGATATTAAATGCAATGGACCTGAAAAAGGGTAAAAAGGCTCAAACCAATTCTACTGGTACGCTTAATCAACCTTTACAGTTTGTACCTAAAAAAGATAAAGATGATGAATGGTCTGCCTGGAACATGGACTGGCTTGAATGGGAAGGACTTAAACAGATTCGTAGAAATGCAAGACGTTTACTTAAAAATTATAAGCTAGCTAAGGGTATTATTGATAAGACTGATTACATTGTAGAAGATGATACTGAGTATAAGGATCTAGTTGATGTACTTACTAAGGAAGATACTAGCGCTTTAGAACTCAAGTTTTATCCTATTATTCCTAATGTTATTAATACTCTAGTTTCAGAGTTTGCAAAACGTAATACTTCTGTAAGCTTTAGAGCTACTGATGATAAGTCCTATAATGAGATGTTAGAGATGAAAAGAGGAGAACTTGAACAAGCTCTTGTTTTTGATGCTCAGCAAAAAATGACGGTAAAACTTTTAGAAGCAGGAATGGATCCTGAATCAGAAGAGTTCCAACAAGAGATGTCTCCTGAGAAAATTAAGTCTTTACCTGAAATTGAGAAGTTTTTCACTAAAACCTATAAATCTGTAGTTGAACAATGGGCCGAACATCAGTTAAAGGCTGATACTGAAAGATTTTCTATAGAAGAACTTGAAGAAAGAGGTTTCCGAGATTCTCTTATTACAGATCGTGAGTTCTGGCATTTTAAAATGATGGATGATGACTATAATGTTGAATTATGGAATCCTGTACTAACTTTTTATCGTAAGTCTCCTGATACTAGATATATAGCAGATAGCTTTTATGCTGGTAAGTTCGATATGATGACTATATCTGATGTAATAGACAACTACGGTTGGCTTATGACAGAAGATCAGTTAGCTTCTCTTGAGATTCTTTATCCAGTTAGATCTGCCGGAATTGCTTTAACAGGTTATCAAAATGATGGATCTCGTTATGATGCTACTAAATCTCATGAATGGAATACTAATCCTCCTTCTCTTCAATATCGACAGTTTACTTCTATGTATGATAATGCCGGTACTCAAGGAGGTGATATTGTTAATTGGATTATGTCTGAAAATGAAGATTACTTAGATAATGGTAATTCTGACATGCTTAGAGTAACTACATCATATTGGAAATCTCAAAGAAAAGTAGGACATCTTACTAAAATAGATGATATGGGTAATCTATTTCAGGATGTAATTAGTGAAGATTATAAAGTTACAGATAAACCGGTTTATGATACTACTTTATTTAAAAACAAGGATAAGAAAAATTTATTTTCAGGAGAGCATATTGATTGGATTTACATTAATCAAGTATGGGGTGGAGTAAAGATTGGACCCCATCGTCCTGGATATTGGGGTAATAATAATTCTGGTGGCCCTCAACCTATTTATCTTGGTATCAATCAGAACAAGATTGGTCCTATTAGATTTCAATTTAAAGGGGATAGTTCACTTTATGGATGTAAACTGCCTGTAGAAGGGGCTGTATTCTCTGATCGAAACTCTAGGTCTACTGCTTTAGTAGATCTTATGAAGCCGTTTCAAATTGGTTATAATATGGTTAATAATCAGATAGCTGATATTCTTGTTGATGAGTTAGGTACCGTGATTATGTTTGATCAAAACTCTCTTCCTCGTCACTCCATGGGTGAAGACTGGGGTAAGAACAACCTGGCCAAAGCATATGTTGCGATGAAGAATTTCCAGATGCTTCCACTTGATACAAGCATCACTAATACTGAAAATCCTATTGCTAATACAGCTTTTCAGAAACTTGATATGGAACAGACTAATAGATTGATGTCTAGAATCAAGTTAGCTGAGTATTTTAAAGGTCAAGCTTTTGAAACTATTGGTATTACTCCACAACGTTTAGGAGAAAGAGTAGAGCAAGCTACTGCTACAGGAGTACAGATGGCAGTGAATAACTCTTATGCTCAAACTGAGATATATTTTATCCAGCACTCAGATTACTTAATGCCTCGTGTACAACAAATGAGAACTGATTTAGCTCAATATTATCAGTCTAAAAATCCATCTAATCGATTACAGTATTTAACTACTGCTGAAGAACGTAAGAATTTTGAGATTAATGGAACAGATCTTCTAACCCGGGATATTAATGTATTTGCTGTTACTAAAGCAAATGTTAGAAAAGTAATAGAAGAACTTAAGAATTTAGCTCTTAATAATAATACTGCGGGTGCTTCTATATATGATCTAGGATCTATTATCAAATCTGATAATATAGCTGAAATTGATCAAATAATGAAGGATTCTGATAAGAAGATACAAGCTCAGCGTCAAGAACAACAGCAGCATGAGCAACAGTTAGCAGATAAGCAAATTCAAGCTGCATCAGCAGAACAAGAGATGAAGCGTCAATTTGAAGCTTCTGAAAGTCAGAAAGAACGTGAGAAAGATATTCTTACAGCTGAAATTAAAGCTTCCGGTTATGGAGCTATGCAGGATATTAATCAGAATCAACAATCAGACTTCCAAGATTCTATGGATCGCATTAAATCCTCAGAAGAATATTCTCAATCTATGGATATGAAGAGAACAATAGAGAATAATAAAACTCAATTGGGTCGTGATAAACTTGCTATAGAAAGAGAAAAAATAACTGCATCTAAACAGAAGGCTGATATAGCTCTTCAGATTGCTCGTGAGAATAAGACTAAATCTGAACTTCAAGCTGCGGGTAAACTTAAAGAAAAGAAAAGAAAAGAATCACAGAAAAAGAAATAATCTATGGATATTAAAAAAGTAAAAGATACAGTAACTTGATAACCTGAAAATATTAATTGATACCTTATAGCCATACTCTTCCGCAAAGTTTCAAAATCTATAACTTTATAATGTTTATTACCTTAGTTTTGTATATTAACCAACAAACCAACATATAACATGGCAAACGAAACAACAGAAGTTACTCAAAAAACTATAACCAAGGACGAACTTAATGATCTATTAGGTAGTCCAGGTCCTAGTGCTGATAATATAATGGTTCCTGAAGAGGAAAAACCAAATGTTTTTACTCGTAAGAATGTAGATCTTGATTATCTTAATGATAAAATAGATGCTGCTAAACCCGCTAAGCCAGCAACTCCTGTAGCTTCTGATGATGTATCAGCTTCTGATGATGATACTAAACCTGTTGAATCTGCAGATGATGCTGCTGCTGTTGTAGAAGAACTTACTAATACTAATTTTGATGATAAACAGGCTGCTCTTCCTACTGCTTCTATGGTGGAGACTCTTAAAGGTCTTATTAAAAAAGGAAAAATTGTTCCTTTTGATGATGACAAAAAAATTGAAGATTATGATGCTAAAGACGTGGAAGAACTCATAGAAGCAAATTTTGCTGATAAAGAAAGTAAAATACGTAAACAAGTACCTATGGAATTTTTCGATTCTCTTCCTGAGGAACTTAAAGTAGCTGCTAAATATGTAGCTGATGGTGGAACTGATATGAAAGGTCTTTTTCGTGCATTAGGTCAAGCTGAAGAGGTTTTATCTATGGATGCTGCTGATCCAAATAATCATGAAGAGATTGTACGTCAATTTCTTACAAATACTGGATTTGGTACCGATGAAGAAATCGATGAAGAAATTACTGGTCTTAAGGATCGTGAGGAATTAGAAAAAAAAGCAGGTCAGTTTAAGCCTAAGCTTGATAAGATGCAAGAAGCAGTTATTGGTAAAAAGCTTGCAGAACAAGAACATCGTCAAGCTCAGCAAGCAGCTGCTGCTAAAGAATATGTAGGTTCTATCTACAAAACTTTAGAACCAGGAGAACTTAATGGTATTAAGGTTGATCGTAAAACACAAGAATTATTATACTCTGGTTTAGTACAAGCTAGATATCCTTCTATTAATGGAAGGTCTACTAATCTATTAGGACACCTTCTTGAAAAATTTCAATATGTAGAACCTGATCATGGTAGAGTAGCTGAAGCTCTTTGGCTTTTAGCTGATCCAGATTCTTATAAGGCTAAACTAATGGAAAAGGGTAAAACTACAGCTGTAGAAAAGA